TTAAAAATAGCTGCGGATGCCATCCTTATCCGTCATCGAGTATTCCGCCTGAAGCACCCATTTCGACATAGGAGGATGTTGCGGATATATCTTCCTGACTTCCGGGACATCGTTCAGTGATAAAATAAACCGGCCTTTAATCTTATCCAGCATAATCTAATATCCGATGGCTAACCAATAGAAACCGTCCGTTTTACCTGTTAAATAGCTAGCTTGTTCGCGGACTATTAAATCAGTTTTTGAAAATGATTGAACCTGCACAAAGCCATTATCAATGCTGCTGTTACCGATGGCCGTAGCATGTGCGTTTAGGCAGGCATGCGGGAAAGCAACCGGGAATGAGATAGTCGATGTTGGGGCGCCGCCAAAGTCGCCTTGAATCCCCCATTGCTCGATGATGCCTGACGGTCTGATCTCCCAACCGTTGACGTGTTTTTGTGTGTTGTATCCATGTTGTTTATTTGGATTTTTTATTTGATAGTAGGTGCCATCATACACCACTTCGACAATCTGACCGCTGACAATATCATAACGCTCCAAATTTACGATGCCCTCCGTCGTCGCCTTTTTAATTGCGACGGCGCCGAGACTGTTAAATTTAACAGTCGTTGGGCCAGTACCCACCCCGGCATTAGCATGATTCGCCTTAAAGAACAGCGGTAAACCTGCAACGTGAGCGGCCAGGGCGGGCGAATACGACACATTGTATTCATAATCATTCCCGGTCGATGATGCGTAATACAGCGCCGGCGATAATTGATTGAGGATCTGGAAGTTTGTCCCGTCGTAAAATATTTCGTAGATGGTACCGGCCACGATATCTCCGGACACCAGTGCTGTGCTACCGTTTTTCTTCATCTCCACAGCGCCCAGACCGTTGATGTTGATGGTCGCCGGTCCGGTGTTCGTAAAATTTGCCTTAAAGCGGATCGACATACCGGCAATTTGAGCATCAAGAGCCGGAGACAGCGTCAGCGCGTAGGCATTGGCACTGCCGGTGGACACCGCGTAATCAATAGCACCGTCGCCGTCGATATTGCGCCCGGTGTGGCGGTGGTTGTTGACGGCATTGAGAAAATTAGCAGTAACAATAGTGCCGGTAGGCGGAGTATCATTAAAAACTGTTTTAGACATATTCATCCTCCTTTTTAAGATTGCCACGTCCCGATAGTCGGGACTCGCAATGACAAATTAAGTATAGGCAAAGATAACCATCGTGTGAGCCGGTTTAAGGTCTTCAAACAGGCCTTCCAGAGCTGAAGCGACCGGCCCGTAAACCAGGTAATCACCGGCGCGTGATTGCCCGGCCCGGAAAAATATAATACCCGTTGAGATGAATGTTATGCGCCACCGGAAGATGCCTTCATCTCCGTATCCGTCCGTATTGGCCAGCAGCTCTTCTATGGTGCACTCGTAGCCCATTGTTTGAGCCAGCGCCTGAAAATACGGGACGGATAGATTGCCGGTGGAACGCAATTTGTTAATGACGCGCAACTGGCGGATCTGGAGAGGATCGTCATCATCCGGAACAACGCCGCAAACACGCTCCCAGTCGCTTATTGTCAAGCCGGATGTTTGCGGCAGCATCTCGCGTAATAGCTGTTCAGCGCCGGCCTGGGCATCGTCCAGTTGCTTGCCTTCCAGATTGATATCGGCGTTGAAATCGCCGTCCAGTTTCAGCGGGAAAAGTAGTTTTAGAGTGTCTGCGTGTTTCATGATATTTCCTGTTTATTATCCCTCGTCGCTTCGCTTGTGGGATAATTCGCACTACGCTTCAGGCGGCGCGATGCTTGCCCTTAGCGTGTGCTCATTAGTTCACAGTTATCGTGCCGGGGCGAATCATCTGATACGCCGTCGGCGTTACATTGGTTGCCGGTGTCGTCACCGTCACATTATCCGCGCCTTCGTCCATCACCAGTTGGATGATGCGCGAAACATAAAGCACCTGGCCCGGTATCATATTATTCATGTAGGCCTTGATGCTGTCGGATATTGCGGACTTATCAATATTGGTTCCGGTGACGGTAATCGTGACCGTCTGCGCTATGATCGTCGGAGCAACAATCTTCACGCTGGATGCCGTGACCGGACGCAGCCGATCGATGTGTTTCTTCACGTCGGCCACCGTGCCGCGGATGACGTATGTTTTCCCAGTATCCGTGAAAATATCTGCGTCCAGCGTCAACTGGGTGGCGCTGTCCACCGTGACTACCTTCGCCTCGGTTGCATCGGTCACATTCTCCACCGTATCGCCGGGTTTGACGGTATAGGTGGTGTTGGTGAATATACCTGCCGAATCGATCAGCTTGTTTTCCGTTACGGTATTGTTTGTGCCTGTCTGACAGTGCACGATGTACCACTCGCCCGTGTATTTAAAAATATCACTGGCCAGGGTAAGCGTGGTAGTGCTGTCAACGTTGGTGACTGTTGTACGGAGTTCGCGCAGCGGATTTTCCACGATATCGCCTACGGCCACGGCGTGCGACGTTGAAAAGGTTGCGGCGGAATCGATCAGCTTATTGGCGCCTGTGGATGTGGTGACACCGATCCGCGCCGATGAGCTGGGAATCTCGCTACCGGTAACATCCTTATTGGCCATGATGACAACATCGACGGCGCCGGGGACGGAAGAAGGGGTGGGAATACACCAGGCTTTGGTGACATTATCCACTTCGAGCGCCCAGTTCTGGTAGTCATATTTATTGCCGCCGGAGGGAGGACGGCGGATGCGTTCCAGCAGGCGCGCCAGCAGCGCGGCGTCGGTTTCTCCGGACTTCCGGCTTATGCCGTAGACCCAGGCATGATGTTCCATGTTGACAACGTCTGAGGTATCCGGAAATATCTGGCGGGCGATCCAATCTTGATGTTTATACAGGCCCCACAATGCGCTGGCCAGGCATGCCGACTTCATCCGGATCAGGCTGCCTTCGGAGAGATCGGCCTCCGGAAACTGGTTCTGCCAGTCGGTTAATATATTTTGGAATAATGTATCAAAATCTTTTTGAAAGTTCATAATGATCTCCAGCTAAATTACATCAATAAATAACGTAAACGGCACGGGCGTGACGCTGTTGACCGGCGTGACCTCCACCAATAGTTTGAGCCGGTTTAAATTTTGCGTCCGGTCGCGTTCGGCGTAAACCTCAACCGTTTTTACTTTTCCGGAATCGCTCATCCATTGCAGCGCCTCTTTGCAATAATCCATTGCCATCCGCATAGTCATGTCCGTATCTTTAGCGCGTTGCAGCAGATGCAGACGTGATCCGAACGATGGAAGCGCAAAGAAAGACCCTCTTTGAACCATGAGGGACAAATAAATATTATTCATTATCGTGGCGGCCTTATCAAACGTCATCTGGCCCAGTCCGGTCTGATGGTCGATGGTGATTGCAAAATCCATGAGCGGTCTTATCCCCCTTTCAAATAGCCGGTGACATAGGCCGGCGTGCCCTGATCGGGGGTCGGTCCGCCGCCGTGGGTATGATTGCCAATCCACGCATTCAGGCGGCTATCGCACAGAGCGCGCGACGGGCCGCCCGCATACGTCGCGGATACAAAACTACCACCGAACAGTTGCAGGGCGGAGGAGGCGTTCAGGGTAATCTCCGGCGCCGTCACGGAGACCTTCGTTGCCGCCGTCACACTGGCGTTGGCGGAGGCGGTCACGGTCGCATTCGTGCAATTTACGTTGACCGCCGGACTCGTGATGGTAACGCTCGTGGCGGCGTTTACCGTGCAGACCGGACTGGTGACCGTGCAGCTCGTGGTGGCGTCGATGGTGGCCACTTTGGTGTTGATATCCACTTCATCCGTCGCGTTGACCACCGCTTTCTTTGTATTGACCAGGACTTCATTGGTCACATCGGCGGTCAGTTTGTTCTTGCAGTTTACGTGAATATTGTTGCCGCGTTTCAGGTGAATCCAGTCGCCCTCATCGGTATAGATGGCCATTTCGCCGTTTTTCATGGCGATACGGTACCGGCGATCATCGGAGGCGATGGCCAGAAAATGATTGCCCTCGCGGATGATAATGATTTCAGCGCCTTCGAGCGGCCGCGACGTGAAGCCGTAGTGTTGAAAATACTCGCGTTGTTCAAACGATTCATCCGTCCGCCCTGTAGCGGAGAAGAGCTTGATGAATCCCTCTTTTACCCACTTGACAATCCCCCTAATCACGCGTAATATCCTCCCGTGAAGCGTTTATTGAGCATAATTGCCGTAATCCTCCTGCTGACAGGCACAACATCCGTTTCCCCGGCAGATACAACCTGGCACAATCCCAACCGGTCTGCCGCGATGCCGCAGGATATGCCTGCCGGCAAAGTGAGCCGGATCAAACTGGAAAACCGCCGTGTGAGAGCCGTCAACAACAATTCCTTCACATACAACACCGGACGGAAAATCATTACCGTCAAGGCCGATTCGCTCGCGTGCCGCCAGTTTATCCGGGATGTCCGCGCGGGCCGCAAATCCGCCGGCGTCAGCGTAACCCTCACCCCGCGGCGCAGCAGCCCCTTTAACACGGAATATACCGCCCGATAATTGATCAATTAATCACCCCCGGCTCGCCCAGTGAAAGCGTTGTTACCGGGCCGGATTCTTTTGATAACGCAAACGTCCGGCCATAAATTAAATAATCGCCATTGATGCCCTGCACTTCGTCCCGGACGTGGCACATCCGGTTAAATGCCCAGTTTAAGCCGTTTTGACTGTGTCGGGCGACTTTATAAATTAATTGTGTCCCCTCGCGCCGCTGCCGTTCCATGATCATCCGGGCGCGCTCCTTAGGACTCTCCCCGTCGTTGTTGTCGATGGTGACAAACGGCTTATAAAAAGGAAACTCGCCATCTGTTTTGCTGTATGAGGTGTTGATGTGCGTCACTCCCTCCAGTGTCTCTTTGCCCTGCTGCTGGCCGATGACGGTGACTTTGGAATATCGCCGGGAGATGTCATACGTCACATCGGATTCCAGCACGTTATTGCCGCGGCCATCCTTGAGTAGTTGCAGCGTAAATTCCGGCGAACCTTTGGACAGGGGGCGTCCGAAGACCAGTTTTCCATCCGGCTGACAGTAGAAGAGCAACCCGCGGCTTGAAGCATATTCCTTGAGCACTTCGAATATTGTTTTGCCCGCGTCGATATGACCGATAGGCTGCGCGGTATCCGTACCGAAAATAAAGCCGCCTGACGCCCGTGTATTTTTACCTTTTTTTTTGCCAACGACGCCCTCCTGATAGAGAATATCCTTACGGTTGATAAAAGGAACGTTAGCCAGCAGCAATTCCGCCAGGGCTTTATTTTTCATGGCGGAAACATCGGGAAAGGTCTCACAATAGGAATCCACCAGCAGGCCCATGAAATCGCGCCCCTCCACGAATAGAGAAACACCGCTCTTGCCGGCCTTACGCTGTATTTTATCGATAATGCCGGTCAATTCCCGCTCCTCATTGATATATAATTCACACATCACGCCGGGCGTTATCCCCGTTTTAGGGTTCGCTATCTCCAAAAGGAAGGCGTCGGCAGGCGTGTAAAGATCGGCGTCAATCTGGTAGCTGATAAAATGCTCAATCTTGATCCCATCAACAAATAAATCAACTTTGTCGGGCATAAACAGTCACCTGTCCCTTTGTGAAATTGGGATGCGGAATGTGATTGACCTTGATGAGCCGCTCGGCGTCGCTGTACGGCAGGCCGTATTTCAGGCAGACCAGGTGCAGCGGCATGGGATTATCCAGCGTCACGCCGGTCATCTTTTCGCGTTCGAGACGGACGTTGTTGACCTGCGTCAATAAAGAGGCCGCCATCGTTTTTAAGGCATCTATTTCGCGGGCGATTTCCACGGCGGCATCTATGCGCGTCCTGACGATGGCCAGAGAGGATTCCAGTTCACTCATCGTCATCATCTGCACATCCGCATCTTCAGGGGATGCCGAGGTCTCCGCGTCCGCGGCATAAATATAAGCGGCTTCCAGCGCAATGCGTTGCGCGGCGGCGATTTGCGCGTGCTTGTACAAGAACGCATTGGCCGCCTGGCCGATAACGGAGGCCGATGGATTATCGGTAAAATCTCTAAAAGCGTCCTGAATATCGTTGAACGCATCATGGAGCCGGGATATAAATTTGACCGGCAATGTTTTCAAGGACTCGTTGAGCTGACCGTATTTATCCAGTATTTGCGCCATGCCGCCCAGTATCCTGCCCGGAAGGGTTGCCGTGTATGAAAAAGCCGTCAGCAGAGAATCTGCCGGACTCTTGATCTGAGCGACCACAGTTTGGGCCGCGGCAAGACGCTTTTCAATCCCGGCGACAAAAAGCCTCGTCGCGTTGGAGAACCCGTCCGTTTGTTCGAGCAGGCTCAGACCGGCATCCAATGTACCGGTGACCGCGCCGATATCCGCAGCCGGTATGATGGCCGCGATATCCCGCTTCATCATTTCTTCCTGCGCCGCCTGGCCCTCTATGTACGCCTCTTCCGCTGCCGCCTGCACGCTCTGAGCGGGCTGGGACTCTGTGGATCCGCGCATTTGTTCGATGAAGGTGATATCCAGGACGGCAGTGCGTATGCTGGCGTCGTGCATTACCGCGACGGATTGAATCTTGCCATGAATCAGGCCATACTTCGGATGCACAAAATCCATCAGCGTTGTATCGGCCAGGCTATTGAGCAGCTCGACATGATCGGAATAGGTTTCTTGCTCGGCGTCGTCCCAGAAATAGCATTTGAAACGGATGGTGTGGGCTTTTTGTCCCATATCTTCCAGATCAGATCCATCGGCATAAGGATAGTCATAGGTGGCGATGGACTTCTCCAGCGTATCCTCTATCGTTTCCATTTCAATGGTTACGCCATTGAGGATCCCCGTATTCATCTCCATAGCTGTCCGGTCAAAATCTGCCATAACCCTTTCCTATAGTGCAAACAGAGAGCCGCGGTTCAGATTAACCGTCATGTCTGTCCCGGCCTGCCCTGTATCCGCCACCACACGGCCATCCTTGTCGATGTTGATATTCAGCTTGATGTCGTTTTCTACTTTTGGATTTTCCGCTTTGTGGAGGAAGTCATACAGCATATCGCCCAGCCATCCTTCGCCCTTTCCCGTTGCCTTGCCGATGCCCGAATTTAACAAACTGCCCGCGCCATAGCCTATTGCCAAAGCCGTGCCTGCCCCGCCCGCCCACCTGGCAATCGTTCCCATCTTTAGTATTTTACCGACACCCGGCATGTCAACTGCCGGAGTGGCGCCCAACCCACCCGCAGGCCAGTTGGTAACAAATACCGGCGTCACGCCGGTGGCCGCTTCCACGGCCTTGCCTTCGGCAATACCCGCCGCTGTGCCGCCCAGGCTGGAGATCAATCCTTTGATCCCGCCCATACCCTTTAAAACACGGGAACCGGCCATGCCGCCTTTCATGAGACGGTAAAGCCCATACGCGCCGGCGCCTGCCGCTGCCGCAACCGCTCCGCCCGACACAATCCCCGATAATTTAGGGCTGGCCGACGCGACTTCTCCGATCTTCCCGACGATGTCATTCAACATCGAAATTACCCTGGCCAGCGGATCAAGCAAAGGATTAAACAACGATGCCAGAGTTGTTTGAGATGTTCCGGCCAGCGCTTTTATATTGGCATTGACACCCTTCAGCCGTTCATTCATTTTATCTGTAAGATTTGCGGCGCGCTCCACGGATGCGCCGAAAGATTCCCATGAGCCTTCGCCTTCCTTTATCAATGCCAGCGCCGCCCTGCCGCCCTGCTCGCCGAATACCCGCTCCATCAAAATCAACTGCTCCCGGTCTGTCAGCTTTTGCATTGCCTGACGCATATTGTTGATAATCGCCGGAATCGTCTTTATTTTCCCCTTCCGGTCGAAGAACTCCAACGGATCCGCGCCGCGACTTTGCAACACCGCATTAACCTGCGGCATCAATCTCTGTAAGCGCACACCCCCGCCCGTTAAACTCTGCAAAAACGCATTGAGCGCCGTGCCGCCCATCGAGCCGCGCAACCCGGACTGAGCCACCAGGCCTTGCATTTTCAACGTATCCTGCCAGGACAGCTTCATCGCTGCCGCCGTGCCGGACAAGTATTTCATGCCCTCCATCAGCTCCGGAATTGTTGTGGCGCTGGCCGCGTCCACGCGCTGGATAAAATCGGCCAAATCGCCGAACGCCGAACCCTTAATGTCAAACGGCGTCGCCATCATGACCATTGCTTCCGCGATTACATCGGGCAGTTCTCCGGACAACGTAGCCAGCGCGGTTGACGCATAAGTAGCGCCGCGCTTGCCGACCACATCCTGAATTTTCAAACCGGCCTTGAGAAAAACATTCTCTATAGCCACAACCTCCCTGGCTGAAAAGGGAGCTATTTTGGAAACATCCACTGCCGTATTCCGGACAGAGGCCAGCTCCTTGTTGAGAGCTGCCGCGCTCTTCCCGGACTCCATAAGATTCAAGCGGACATCGATCATGGACTCCTGCAGATCGCCAGCCGCGGCAACGCCCGGTTTGATCTTGTTGAGCGCGTACGCGGACACGGCAATTTCCTTGAGCCCGGCGGACACGTGCCGGGACATATCGTCAAAATCCTTCTTGACTTCTCTGGAAGCAGAGCCTAATCTCATTATTGAATTTTTGACGCGATCGGCAATGGCGGATGCCATGTCAATCGCGGTAAACTGCAGGGCGACTTTCATGACACTAGACATATTCATATCCTCCCTGTCTGCGGCAGCAGGCGTTGCCGTCGTGTACGGCATCACCCGGCTTAAAGGCATCTGGATTCTCGGCGCGCTGCTTTATCTCGCGGGCGGCATCATGTCTTCCGCTGCTGCTTATTTGATATTTTACCCGTTGTTTGCTTCCACGCATATTGTATTCATTCCCGCCGTTACCGGCTTTTGCGTTTGGACAGTTCTTTTTTACCGTCTCGTTTCACAACATATTTCCTTGTCCCGGGCGCGCCGGACATCAGAAGATCATTCATAATCGACACATAAACTTCCGCGTCGGCCTCCTGCATCTCGTAAATCGCGTCCGGCGGGAAACCCGCCTTCAGCAGAGCCAGCGCCAGCGTTTTATAGGCCCGTGTTCTGGACGCGAAAGGATTTCACGCGATTCCGCAGCCTCTCCAGCCCCCTGTTAATCTCCGCCATATCATCTTCCGACAAGTCCAGCAGGAGCTCTGCCGTGATCCTCTCTTTGGGGATACTCCCGAGAGAGAGAACCTGACCGGCCAGCACCGCCACGCCCAGATAGGCGTTGTTGTTTTGCGCGCGCTCGATCCATCAGTAAAAAAGTTGCACGAAAAAGAAGAAGGGAGTATAGACAAGAAGGTAATGTGATTTATCTTTATTATTGAAGGGGATTTATTATGAAAAAAATAATATTTCTTACTTTTATTGTTTTCACTTTAAATTTATCGCTTGCATTCGCCGATTTCGATATTCCATATAATATTAGAGAAAACATTAAACAGATCGCTCAATCAGAATATCCTGGAAATTATCAGATGCAATTACATCGTGTAAAAAGACTTAGTGAATCATATTATAAAATTCATAATGTTAAACCTAATGATATTGGTATTGATTCTTATACTTACGATCAAATAAAAGAACGTGCCATGAAGGAATATCCTGACAAATATGATATGCAATATGCTAAAATCGTGAGTGAGGTTGCCGCTTATAGAACGATAGAAAATATTAATCCTGTTAGTGATTTTGGAATTTTAATAAGTACTTTTTTTGAAATCAAAGATCGAGCGATAGCCAAATATCCGCAAAGTTATTATTTACAACTGAATGAAATAAAGAATCAAGTAAATGCCTATAAAAAATTAAACCAGTGA